AAAGAACAGGCTGAAACAGCGGATGATTTAATTAAAGTTGCAAAAGCTGCTTTGACAGAGATGATTCTTGATTCGTGCAAATCTGAATTTGACGATGGTGAAGAAGATGAAGAATTTTATAGAGATGTAGAGAATAATATTTCAGACTATGTTTTGTTCTTTGCAAAAGTCAGAAAAGGCGAAGTGTGGAACAAGGAAATGGGTAAAGCTGCTGTTAATAAAGCAGTTGAGCCGTTAAAAAATCTATCGTACAAACAGGTTTAGAAGGAGAATAAATAAATGAGTTGTAAATATCCAAAAGAAAGTAGAATGCATTATGCATGTATTCTATGCAATGAAAAGAATGCATGTAAAAATACAATTACTTCTTTGCCTTTAACAGACTCCAACATTTCTATGCAGAAGGTTCAGTCACCAAAGAATGTTATTCCGTCTGCATCAGAAGCAAATAAGATGACAAACAATGCAATTGATAGTTGCACAACACAGCAATTAGCAGAACTGTCTAAATTAATTAGAGATGCAATTGCAGATGGTAAATTTTCAATCAGTGAAGATGGTTCTTTGAAGCCTGAAACACGAAAGAAATTAGAGGAACTTGGTTATAAAGTCGAGACTGGTACTCAGTACAATGAGCCATATTACAGTATTAGTTGGAGAGAAACGAAGTAAATTTCGATTTCTTTTGGAGAATATAATTATAGAAAGAGAGGTACATATATGCCAGTACATGATGATTTAGGCGTTAGAATGAAAACATTTTATGAGAAGATTCCTATGACAAAATTAATGAGAAGGTGTCCAGTTGCTATCCGTATTGATGGAAAGGCATTTCGTACATTTACAAGAGGATTTCAGAAACCGTTTGATGAAGTGCTCATTAAGTCTATGCAGGGAACAATGAAATACTTATGCGAGAATATTCAAGGCTGTGTTCTTGGTTACACGCAGTCAGATGAGATTACATTGATCCTTGTTGATTATAAGAAACTCACATCTTCAGCATTTTTTGATTATGAAGTACAGAAGCTTTGTAGTATTGCTGCAAGTATGGCTACGATGGCATTTAATAAATTTTTTGAAAAGTATGTTGACGAATATAGATTTAGTAAATGGGATGGTGTTTCAAAATATGAGGACGGTACATGGGGATATATTCAGACATTACTAAATGCAGTTGATAAGGGTGCAATGTTCGATGCTCGTTGTTTCAATATTCCAAAAGAAGAAGTAACAAATCTCGTATATTGGCGACAAGATGATGCTTCACGTAATTCAATTCAGATGGTAGGACAGGCTAATTTCTCTCACAAAGAATTACATAAAAAGTCACGTAATGATATTCAGGATATGCTTATGACTCAAAAAGGTATTAATTGGAATGATTTACCGACATACCAGAAGAGAGGAAGCTGTTGTGTAAAAAATAAGATTATTATTGAATCCGATGGTGTTATGGCAACTGCACAATTAAGAGACACTTCTAGGTCTGAAAATGAGTGGATTATTGATATAGATATTCCTATTTTCAAGGGCGAAGGTAGAGAATATATTGATAGATTAGTTTTCGTTGGTGAAGAGTAAATATAAAGGAGAATATACATATGAGTAATTTGAAGGAAAAATTAACAAAAGGTGGAGCAACAGCAGTTATTGTTATTACAATTTTAGCTGTATGCTATGGGCTTAGTTGGATTGTTACATGTGGAATCATTAAGCTTATTACAATGTGTTTTGGATTAACATTTAAGTGGTCTATTGCAACTGGTATTTGGTTGATTATCTGTATTTTAAGGTCAGTTTTCAATGTAACAGTGAAGAAATAGAGTCGAAGGAAACTGAC